CACCGGCACGACCTACACCACGAACGCCTCCGATGCCTGCGGCTTCCTGTTCGACACCGTCTCGACGGCGGACAAGTGGTGTCTGACCGGCGTCGCCGCCGATGTCGACGCGACCATGGAGGAGCTGACCGTGGCTCCCGTCGCCGACACCTACGAGACGTTTGCGATTGAACTCTCGACTGCCGGCGCCGCGACGTTCTTCAGGAACGGCATCCAGGTCGGCAACGTGATGTCGGGCGCCGTCACCCCGACCGTGGCGCTGACGCCCACGATCTACGTCTCGAAGCTGTCGGTGGCGGCCTCGATGACCATGAGCATCGACTACATCAACTGCTCGATGCGCCGCGGCGTCGCGATCTAACGATGCTCGATAGCGCCGCCCCTTCCCTGCAAATCGAAGCAGTGCTGCAGGCATTGGGCGGCGCGTCTGAGGCCGTGAAGGCCGAGCTGAGCAGGAAGGCTCGCGCCACCCTTGAGAGGGAGAAAGTCTCGACGCTGTGGGTTCCTAACGTAGGCCCACAGACTGAGGCCTACTGGTGTCAGGCCGACGAGCTGTTTTACGGCGGCCAGGCTGGTGGCGGCAAATCCGCCCTGATGATTGGCCTGTCGCTGACATGCCACGAGCGCAGCCTGCTCTTGAGGCGCACGGCCAAGGAGGCCGAGGGATGGGTAGACGACTACGTCACCATCCTGGGCGACCGCGAGGGCTACAACGGGCAGACCAACACATGGCGCCGTGATGGCCGCATCATCGATCTGAGCGGATGCCAGCTCGAGGCCGACAAGCAGAAGTTCAAGGGGCGCCCGCACGACTTCATCGGGTTCGATGAGGTCGCTGACTTCAGTGAGACGCAATACACATTCATCATCGGGTGGAACCGATCAACCACGCCCGGCCAGCGTTGCCGCATCGTGGCGGCCGGCAATCCCCCGACCACGCCCGAAGGCCTCTGGGTCTTGCGCCGTTGGGGGGCCTGGCTCGACCCGAACCATCATAACCCTGCCCAGCCCGGCGAACTGCGCTGGTACACGACGGGCGAGGACGGGAAGGAACTCGAGGTCGATGGCGCCGGCCCGCACGACATCGGCGGCGAGCAGATCATGGCCCGCTCGCGGACCTTCATCCCGGCCAAATTAGCCGACAATCCGGATCTCGCCGCTTCAGGCTATGCAGCCACCCTGGCCGCTCTCCCCGAGGAACTGCGCGCCGCATACCGCGACGGCCGGTTCGACGTCTCCCTGCGTGACGGCGCCTTCCAGTGCATCCCGACATCGTGGGTCAGGGCCGCACAGGAGCGATGGACGCCGCACCCGCCGAACGGCACGCCCATGTGTTGCATCGGCGTGGACGTGGCGCAGGGCGGGCTGGACGAGACGGTTCTGGCGATACGCCACGACGGCTGGTTCGCTCCGCTGATCAGCGTGCCCGGCAAGCTGACGCCTGATGGCGCTACTGTCGCCGGCCTCGTGGTGAGCAAGCGCCGGGACGACGCCACCATCGTGATCGACATGGGCGGAGGATATGGCGGCGCCGCGCTTGAATGGCTCAAAGAGCAGGACATGCCCGTCATCGGGTACAAGGGCGCGGAGGCTGGTACTGGCCGCACCTCCGATCGGCAGCTTGCCTTCTCCAACCGCCGCAGCCGCGCCTACTGGCGCCTGCGCGAGGCGTTGGACCCCGGCCAGGTCAACGGCAGTCCAATCGCCCTACCTCCCGATCCCGGCCTCGTGGCGGATCTCACGGCGCCGACGTTCAAGGTCGGCCCCCACGGCATCCAGGTCGAGGCCAAGGAGAGCGTCGTCAAGCGGCTGGGCCGATCGCCTGACCGCGGCGACGCCGTCGTCATGGCCTGGGAGGCCGGTCTCAAGAACCAGAACGTGCTCGGCGGCTTCATCCGAGGCACGCACCGCGCCGCTCCCCAGGTCGTCATGGGCCGCGCCAACGCGCGCCGCACCACCCCTCAGAGCAGCAGCAGCGGAGGCGAGCATGGCTAAGAACGTGCGCGGCAAGGGCTGGCAGGAGCGGCGCAGCGCCAATGGAGAGCAGATGCTGGCGATCCTGCGAGAGTGCGCCACCAAGGGCCAGCCGTGCCCCGGCACTGGCGTGTTCATGCAGCGCCTGGACATCACTGACTTCATGGTCGTGACCCTGTTCGATGACCTCCGCAGGGCCGGCAAGATTGAATGGACGTCCGTATACAGCAGTGCCCACGGGCGCCGTCGCTTGGTTCGCCTAGTGAAGGAGGGCATCTCGACGGCGAAGCCCGACTACAGGCACCGGGCGTACACCAAGGCGCCGAGCGACCCGACCCTGCTCGATCGCGCCCGCGTCGCGCTGCAGAGGCGCGGCCACTACGTCTGGGACGCCCGCATCTCAGGTGGCCCCAAGGGCATGGTCAAGGTCGACCACCACATCATCACGCCCGCCGAAGTGATCGCGCTCGCGGGCCTGTCAATCGAGCGGAGAGTCTGATGGGTAGCATGGGCGGCGGCGGTGGTGGCGTTCAAGGCCCGCCTCCCGCGAAGGTCTACCAGAGCCTCGACCCGTATGCGGCGAACTACAAATCGCCAACCGGGCCGCAGCTTGCGCCAGGCCAGAGGGCCGCGGTGGAGGCCAAGTCCGCTGCAACGATGCTCGCGCCGATCAATCCGGATGACGAGGAAGAGCGTCGCCGCAGGCGGTCACTGATCCTTGGAGGCACCGACTACTGGGGTGGTGATGGCGGCAGTTCCGGCAGTTCCGGCTCTGCTGCTGACGCTGGTAGCGGCTCTGATGGCAACGGCGATTACTAGGAGGGCGTGATGGGATCAATGTTTGGAGGCGGGATGCCCAGCGCAGCCCCGATGCCGGCACCGCCGGCCCCGGCCGAAGTCGAGCCGCCCATCGTCATGCCAATCAAGGACGATGTGGTCGACAGGCAATACGAAATGAAGAAGATGGCGCGCGACCGCCGCGGCAAGACCAGCCGCTCGGCCACGATCATCGGCTCCAACGACACGCTGGGTGGATGACGTGACCCAGGAACTCGTCCACCACGTCCGCGAGCTGGGCGACAACCTGTTCGGTAAGCGTTCCGGCCTCCTGAGCCTATGGCAAGAAATAGCCGATAACTTTTTTCCCACCCGCGCGGACTTCACGCACACCCGGAACATCGGCGCCGAGATGGCGTCGAACCTGATGACGTCTGCCCCTGTGCTGGCGCATCGCAGCCTGGGCAATGCCTTCGGCGCGATGCTGCGGCCGACAGCGAAGGAGTGGTTCAAGCCGCGCTCGCAGCGTCCCGACAAGGAGGACACCGAGGCCAAGCAATACCTCGAGTGGCTGAAGAAGCTGCAGAAGAACGCGATGTACGACAGCAAGGCATCGCTGGCGCGGGCGACCAAGGAAGCCGACATGGACTTCGCCTGCTTCGGGCAGGCCGTCCTGCAGGCTGTGATGTACCGCCCGGCTGACGGCAGCACGCCGCATTTGCACCACCGCTGCCACCATCTGCGCGACGTGGCGTGGATGGAGAACGAACTCGACGTCATCGACACGGTGTTCCGGAAGTGGAGCCCGACCGCGATCACGCTGAAGAACCTGTTCCGCAAGACCGTGCATCCCAACGTCACCAAGCTGCTGGAGAAGACGCCCTACGCCGAGGTCAACTGCTGGCACGTCGTTGTGCCGAAGGCTTTGTATGAGACGTTCCCCGGCGCCAAGAAGTTCCGCCAGCCGTTCGTCTGCCTCTACATCGACTGCGACAACCAGCATCTGCTGGAAGAAGTTCCCATGTGGGTGAGCGGCTACATCATCCCGCGCTGGCAGACCGTCTCGGGATCGCAGTACGCGCACAGCCCCGCCACCGTTGCAGCCCTGCCTGATGCCAGGCTTCTTCAGTCGATCACGGGCGTCCTGCTGGAGAGCGGCGAGAAGGCCGTCAACCCGCCCATGGTGGCCGTCCAAGACGCCGTGCGCGGCGACATCCCGGTCTATGCCGGCGGCGTGACCTGGATCGACGCGGACTACGACGAGCGGACAGGCGAGGCCCTGCGGCCCATGTCGTCCGATCATAAAGGCTTGGGCTTCGGCCTCGACCTGATCCAAGACCTTCGCCACCAGCTTCAGGAGAGCTTCTTTCTGAACAAGTTGAACCTGCCGCCGTCTGGTGGTCCGGACATGACGGCCTACGAGGTCGGCCAGAGGGTGCAGGAGTTTATCCGCAACACCCTGCCGCTCTTTGAACCGATGGAGATGGAATACAACGCTCGGCTCTGCGAGACCGATCTGCAACTGCTCATGCGTGCGGACATGTCGATCGCGGCCCGTGCGCCGCAGTCGATGCGCGGCACCGAGATCGAGTTCTCCTTCGAGAGCCCGCTCAGAGAGGCGATCGACAAGGCCAAGGTCGGCCAGTTCCTCGAAGCCGGCCAGGTCATCACGCAGGCTATCCAGCTCGAGCCGGCCGCGGCGTTCATCGTTGATGGCGCCAAGGCAGTCCGCGACGTCCTGACGGCGGTGGTTCCCGCCGATTGGATGCGGACTGAGAGCGAGAGCGAGAACCTGCGCCGCAACGCCATCGCGGCCCAGCAGCAGCAGCAGGCGCTGGAGTTGATGCAAAAGGCGGGCGACGTCGCCAAGACGGCGTCTGAGGCCGCGGGCAACACCGCGCGCATGACGGGCCTGTCTGCGGAGATGGCGGCTTAATGGCGAAGCGCGTCAGCAAGCTGTTCGGGCAGAACGCCAACCCGTCCTATGCCTATCCGCACACGGTAGCAGACGCCGCTGCCGTGCAGGCCGTGTCGCATGGGACTGCCACGCCCGAGCAGCAGATCCGCGCCTACGCCTGGATCATCGAGCGGGCGGCCATGACCTACGATGAAACCTTTCATCCTGAGTCGGACAGGATGTCGACCTTCATGCAGGGGCGCCGCTTTGTCGGCCTCAAGCTGGTGCTGATGAGCAAGATCAACATCCAGCGCCTGAAGGAAAAAGAAGATCCGACGACCCCACCCTCTGAAAACGGAGATTGAAACCAAGCATGGCGATCGAGCCCACGGCGGCCCCGGCACCCCCGGCCACCCCGCCCGCAGCAGCCCCTACCGCAGCCCCTCAGGCGGCCCCTGCAAGCGCCCTCTCTGAAGGGGCACCATCGGCGCCCGCCGCGGCTCCCTCTGCACCAGCGCCCTCCGCAGCCGCTCCTGCAGGCGATGCGCAGGCCGCTCCTCCGGGTGAACCCGCCGCCACCGGACGATGGTCCGAGACCTGGCGCGCAGACATGGCCAAGGGCAACGAGAAAGCCCAGAAGGTTCTGGAACGCTACGCCTCGCCCGAGGCCGTTGCCGAAGCCCTCATGCACGCCCGAGACAAGATCGCATCCGGCCAGACGCGCCAGCTCCTCAAAGCCGACGCATCGCCGGAAGAGGTGGCAGAGTTCCGCGCGGCCAACGACATCCCCGCATCACCGGCAGAGTACGACACCGCACTGCCCGATGGGCTGGTGATCGGTGAGGCCGACAAGCCCCTGGTCGAAGGCTTCCTGAAGACGGCCCACGAGAAGAACTGGCCCAAGGGCACGGTGAAGGAAGGCCTCGCCTGGTACTACAGCGAGCAGAACCGGCAGGCCGAGGCGTGGCATGTCGCGGACGACGCCGGCAAGAAGGCGGTCGAGGCGGACCTCCGGCAGGAATACGGCGCCGAGTATCCCAAGTACGTGCGGGTGGCGAACGACTTTATGAGCGCCGCCGGCCCGGAGTTCGCCAATTCGCTCATGCAGGCCCGTATGCCTGACGGCACCCTGGTCGGCTCCAATCCCGCGGCGGTGCGCTGGCTGGTCAACACGGCGCTAAAGCTGGAGCCGCTGGCCACCATCACGCCGGCCGCGAACAGCACGTCGCTCGCCACCGCGCAGACCGAGCTTGCCGGCCTCATCAAGGAGTCGGGCGATCGAAAGGGTGCGTACTGGGCGAAGGATGCCGTGGGCGTGGCCAAGCGCGCCCGGCACATGGAGCTGAACAAGATGATGGAAAAGCTCCCGAAGAAGTAGGGAGGGCGCCATGACGGACCACGACATCGTGATGGCGGCGTATGATTCCATGGCTCTGCGGTGGCGGAACGAGGACGCTGTTCGCTATGGCGCACCAGTCAACGAGCGAGATCTGTTGAGACGCCACCCCGAGCATCTCAACGCCGTGCCGAATCCATGGGAAGAGAAGGTCGCGCACTAAAATGTTGCGACCTCGTAAAAGACAGTACTAGGCTTCCGGGTATCTTGCTGCGGCCCCGGAAGCGCGCAGCCGGCGCCCTGCTACAGGGCCACCCCGGCGAAGTGAGGATGGATACCCCGACAGGAGAGGTTCACCCCTTTTCATCGGAGTTTCCCCATGGCCGACACGGCCTTTCAAACAACCTACCGCCAGCAGTTCATTGCCGGCTTCGAGCAGCGCGAGAGCCTGATCACCAAGACCGTCACCACCGAGGCCAATGTCAATGGCAATTCGGCCGTGTTCCTCGTCGCGGACTCGGGTGGCGCGACCGCCGTCACTCGCGGCGTCAACGGCCTGATCCCGTATCGCGCCGACGACCTGGAGCAGCTCACCGCGACGCTTGCCGAATGGCATGACGGCGTGCGCCGCACCAAGTTCAACCTGTACGCCTCCCAGGGCGATGGCCTGCGCATCATGCAGGAAACCACCATGGGCGTTCTGAACCGCAAGCGCGACCAGGACATCATCGCGGCCCTCGAAGCGGGCACGCAGGATCTCGGCGCCACGCAGACGGCCTCGCTCACGACCGTGATGCACGTCAAGGCGATCCTGGGCAACAACTCGGTGCCGATGGACGGCAACGTGTTCGGCCTGATCTCGCCGGCCTTCGAGGCCTACCTGATGCAGGTCAAGGAGTTCGCTTC